GTGCCACAGCATTGTGATACAGTACGGCAGCAATGCCCCCTCCGCCGCTTATAACGGCACGACCTTCGGGTCAAAACCCTACTTTACAAGAATTGGCTTTGAAACGGCAACGGACACAATATATGGACATATCTGAGAACTGTCGTCGGGCGTATTTGCCTGATGGCTCACAATTCGATTTCGCGAAGACCGATCTTTGCGATTTTGAAGGCTATAGTGGTTGTAGGGGCACTACAAGAAAGTGTTCCTCAAAGGCTACTACCCCAAAGCACACAAAGTGTTTCATCAATCAACATGTGATTTCTGAATATCTAGAAGGGAAGACTGACGGTCTTTTCCATGATAGAATTAAGAGGTGTCAGAAGTTACGCGGTGAGATAGATTTGTTGCTTGTGGCTGAGTTGACAGAGCTACCAATGGATTGTTCAGGTGGTTGTAAAGCGATCAGGAATGTTTGGAGATGCATTTCTGACGGTCGGTTGTACGTTGCTCCGTCAAGACACTTGTCTAAATACGCAAATATCGATCCTAAACTTATCGGTTTCAAAGATTTTGAATTATACAGTCATCAACACGGCACATCCTGTTTTCATTGTAGGAGAACAGTTGGTGAGAGGCGCCGGGAAAGAGAGGTGTTGAGTGAGGAGCAAGTTGATGCTCAAGATTACTACTACGAATTGGTGGTTAGCAATTGGACTCCGAATCATAACATTGATATTTCATTATTTGAGTTCACGAATGTTGAATCAGAATGCAATGTATGTACAGACTTCAAACCATCATATAAGACCAGCTGCGGTCACACAGCTTGTCTTGATTGTCTAATCAGTTGGGCTCGATTGTCTCCCAGTTGTTATTACTGTCGTTCAGATTACAAATCTGTTAATTCGCCAGTTAAGACACTAGGAGCTATTGTTGCAGAGATACAACCTGATATGATTATCAATACGCGCCAGAGGGGTTCAAGGGGAGTAGGCCTAAAGAAGCAATATACAAAAGGCTACTGTTACTTAAAATACTTCTATAGAGAAGATTGGCCAGGAGTCCAGGAGATGTTGAAGATCAATCCTAGTTTCGCGATGGTTTATGAGGCTTCCTTGAAATTCAAGGTTCGGCCAAATTTCCATGCTGTGATGACCAAGAATGGACAGACGCACGCATTTTATCAACCTGGATGTAATACGGCAGCTTTTCTGCATGGCTTTAAACAACAGGTTCCAAATTGGAGAGTTGGCGCTTGGGACATTGGCGATGTTGCGTATGTCACTTCTAGTGACGACGAAGAGTCATCCGACGAAACCGATTTGTGGCTGCAAGATGCGCCCGATGATGAGACGGATGTGGAAGATTTTGGTGAGTTAGAGGAAAGTGATGAGTCAATGGAGCAGCTTTCAGCGCCCGTGATCATCGTTAAAGAACCAAGCAAGGTACCAGCGATGGTTAAAGCACCTGGTGATTGCTGGCAGAAGATGTGTGGTTCATGGTTGTTGGATGACACTTTAGAAATGACTGCGATCACGCTAGTTCAAACCTTTCGAGCATGGCTCTACAAGAAAGAGCATTTCCAAGGTACACCTGGAGGAGCTATGTTCAACGCATTGGCTGAGTGCTTGTACAAAGTGGAGATACAGAAAGACGGTGATTTGCATATCGCTGAGCGTAATACAACACGACTGAAGAGCAAGCGTGCGCAGTTGATAGCTGATGGTTGGCTGTTTGGAGAAGCTTTTGCTTGTTGGCTAGAAGATAATGCCTACAAGACAGTGATTGAAGAGGACGTCAAGATTGAAGAACCGAATTTAGTAGGTCATAGCAATTTTGACAAAACTTTGGATTCACTACAAGTAATGGAGAATCGACGGGCTGCGGAAGTGCTGTTGGCATCGAAATTGCCGAACGAAATGGCAAGAATCAACAGAGTTTGCCCTTACGGGTTGACTACTGTTCAGTCTGAAGCTGCAGACCGGTTAGGTATACCATATGCCTCCGGGAGTTGTGCAACAAATCTACACGCTATTCATGCGGCTACTAGGCATATGCAGTGTGCTGAGATTTTACCTAAGAGTATCGATTGTGATGTGACTTTAGTATCAATGGGTGAGCAGAACGTGCAATTATTCAAAGATGCTTTTAAGGCGCAAAATAAAGAATGGGAGGTGAAAGTGGTTAACCCTGTTACTGAAATCAAAGATATGGCTAGATTCGCAGGTAAAGATCAAGTTCCACGAAATGTATTCAACTTGGATGGTGAAGAATTCACGACACCTGTTGTTGTGTTCCATGATTCAGGTCCGTGGTGCACGGCTTCATGGTTGCTGGCGTGGACACGAGAGAACCCAAAAGTATCGAGAGTGATTATTACACATGTCTTCCCATTAGCGAGTCTGGTTTCAACGAAGAGTCCAGAGCCGCTGTTGTACGATTGGAGCATTCAAGGTGATACCTTGATCTATGTTCCTGAGAGAGACTTTTCGAATGTGTACCATCAACCCGTTGATGCTGGATTGCTATTGGCGAGCGAAGTAGAGTGCTCAGTTACAGGTCAAGGTTTGAGAGGTGCGATCACCCATAGTATTCTGAATTCTCATATTCAGGAGTGGGTACCTTATCATCTCTATATTCCTAGACATGTGGCCTTTGAAATGCCTGAAATGATGCCAATACCAAGGCTATTCAGAGTTCAACCGAAGTTAGCACCTATTCCAAGGCGATGGTATACACAATTGCTCGATTATACAATCTCTTTGCAAAATCATGAGACCAAAACAATCCGAGCAAAAATGAGAACTTTCGTAGACAAGCAAGGATACACAATACCAGAGGGTGACAAAAGGTGGTTGGTCAAAGTTGTACAACGAGTGGCACAATATGAGCTAACAAACACTGGGCCTGGGAGAGAATTCAACACAGTCATGGGTAGGATAGCATACGCGACGACCGGAAAAGCGGTCGCGTGGTGGTACAAGAAGTTCGATTTCTACTACGCGGAGAGAATGAGAAGAATCATCAATGAGCCGCCGACTATAATCACCGTTCCTCTGTTCAAACACCGGATAGTGAAAGACGGTGGCACATATGGTGTTCAATGGAATATAGATGAATTCCATAAACAAACTTTCTTTGCGTGGATTAAAAGCGGACTATGCACCTGGTGGCACGGAAAAGAACATGTGGTAGAAGTCAACAATGGCATAGTGCATGTAGACAGGGCAATGTACTTATCTAAAGAAAATCTTTCTCGATATGGACTCGAAGTTGTCAGGCAAAGTCAGATTATAGATTATCTCAGCAAGTTTGAACTACGCATTAAAGAGGCGGAAATTCAGAATGAGGAGATACAAGAAGAAGTCAAATCTGAGACTACTGATAGCAGTGAGCAGTCAATTGCAGAGAGGAAGCATTATGAGGGTTCTGTGATTTCATCGATTGATTGGTCTGAGATCACACTGGATACTGATGAACTCAGTTTCGAAAGCCCTGATCTGAGAATGCGCAATGAAAAGTACAAGAAACTTGCCTACAAACTCAAGAAATTGGCAAGACGAGCTTTACTTGTGAGCACAGCGGTGAACAAAGACATTCCACTCATCAATAAAGGGATGAACATTGAAGACTTAGATGATGTTGTGAGTACTTCAGATTTCCCAAGTGATTTCACTGAGAAAGAAGGTGAAACCACTGAGACAGATGCCACTTCAGAGAGTGAAGAATCAACGAATTCACTTGCCCAATTGCCAATGCCTGTGGCCAACAAATGCGGTCTCCAAGCCGTAGCAAAGGCCTTGAAAGTTACCGAGGAAGCGGTTTGGTCAGCAGCAGTCAATGTCTTACCAGAGAAAGACGTAAAAGAATACTCTGGAGGTGATCATTGTTTCTCGGATTCGGAATTGGCCATGATAGCGTGTTATTTCGGAGCTTTCTTGGTCATACACATTAGCGGTAAACAAAGTGCTTGTTTGACGATTAACAGAAATGAGCACCAACCTCCGCTGAAGAAGCAGTGCCATCTATACTACACACCAGGACATTGGACCGCCATGAGAGATTGGATGTCACCTGCTAAAGGTTACATTCATAAATGTACGTTGTGCACTGTTGTGGGGTCTATATTTGGTGTAAAAATGGTGAACGTAATTCCAAGAAAGTCTGAGATTATGTTGGACCACACTGAATGTCATTTGCCGATAGAGGAGTGGAAATATCCGCCACAACCAGTAGCTTTGAGTGACGGCATAAGAAAGGCTAAGAATGAGAACAAGTTGATTGGGATCAGTGATGAACAACGTAACAAGCAAGTCTCGTCACCAGAGGAAAAGGATAGGGAGAACTGGAAGGATACTTGG